CCCTTGCTGCTCAACCATTTTACCGATAACGGCTAAAGCAGAGAGTAAAAATTTAGGAAGTGGAACGCCTATTTTTGCTAAGTTTTCAAGTATAGATACCCATTCGTTAATTATTAGCCATACCGTAACCAACACACCAAAAAAAGCCGGTATATTAACCCGTAATTCTATGCTATTGGCTAAATATTGTATTATATAATCTAGTCCAAAACCTACAGCAACAGCTATTCCGTAACACAGCTTTTTTATTATCCCATGCCACCCTTTTCTGGATGATAACTCTCCATTAATTCCTGCAGCAATCATTCCAGTTGTATAGTCTCCTATAAGACTTAGAAACAAAATTACAAATATAGGTATGTAAGCATTTATTGATGCTAATATAGTAGCAGTTAAGAACGAAATAATTGCTTTTGATGATGTATACGTATTATCCGTCATTAACATTCATCCTTTCGTATAAAAATTAAACAGGAGCGAAATAAATCACTCCTGCAATGTTTAACTATTTAACTACACTTTATTATTGTCGGACTATAATCCTATTATGAATTAAAAAAGAGAGGTTTATCCTCTCTATAAAGACCATTCAATATTTTCTTTAATTATCTTAGCAGGATTTCCTGCTACCACACTATTTGGCGGAACATCCTTTCTGAAACTCTGCGTGGCTAAAGCCAGCAGGTTCTAACGTACTTTCCAACTTCTGCACTAACCCGAAAGTATAGTGCCACTAATTGGTTTCCGTTAGACTTTTACTACCAATTGTTCCTACGAACAAATTAACGGTAGTTTAGGCTCGTTTCAAAACCTGTCTTCATCCCAACGACTAAAGTCGTAGGCTTTCGGCTAAGTTTTTTGTAACGCCTTTCAGTATTGTTACTCTACTTCCAATCCAAACCTTATTTCCTATTTTGATTGGTCTTGTAGAATTTTTAATATTTAGCAATCAACAAGATTGTAAAATGTGTTTCATTTGGTAACGTATTTAGTTGTGCTGGTGTTGTAAGGTTATCTGTTGGATAAAATGAGATTCTTGCTTTATTATTAAACGAATATGAACACCTTGCAATATAATTATTGCTGATTGCATAGTATTCTTGCGATACAATTGCCCCAGCTCTTAAAGATGGATGAAGTGGTGATGTAAATGTAACTTCCAATTCTGTTGAAGAATATTGGGAAATAGTACAATTATCATAGTAAAAATCTGTTCTCACTTCCCAGTTTCCCGCATTTTTTCTTATCGTTGCTGTTCTTATATCTGTTGATTTTTGTTGTTCTTGTGATAAAACTTCGATTCTTATATTACGAATCTTAAATTCACCAACGTTTGATGTCCATATCCCCGCAGTAACTCTATGATATTTATTTTCCCTTACAACAAATTTCATAGTTACTTTTTCCCATTCATTAGTCTTTTGTGATGATACATGTCCTGCATTTGTATATTCATTTAAATTATTTGTTGAAGAATTATCTACAGCAATTTTTGCCATAGTTCCACTTATGTTATATACTTCCATTGATACATTAATAATATCTCCAACTCTTAAAAATCCTAAATTTTCTAATACATATCCCTGCATAGTATTATCAACATTTATTTGTGCTGACATTGTTGTATCATCATAAGTCCATTGATTTACAGCGAGTGGTAAAGACGAAACATAATAAGGTTTTAAGGTAGGAAAAATATTTGCGTTAAAATCATCTTTGGTTAATACAGCATAATATTTTCTATCATAAAGCATATAAAATCACCTCCTTAACCACACAATATATTACTCGTTATAAAGTCTATTCCGTTTGTTTCTAATGTTTTTGCTGTATTAAAATTATCAACTGTCCATGTGTTAATTAAAATACCATTACTATGGCATAACTCTATATTTTCTTTTGTTGCTGATGTGTAATAAGTATCCATCATTGCATTACCAAGCGATTTTACAAAATTTAAATCATCTATTGTCATAGAAGATGTTACAAGCTGTAATACTATTTTTTTACTTCTATTTCTAACCTCTGTTAATGCTGTTCTGTTAAAAGAAATAATAATAGCCTTAGTTTCAAAGTCTAACTTTTTCAAAAGATTTATTAGCGAATCATAGTCTGATGTGTTATTTGCTGCTTTAATTTCTATGACAGGAACCATACCCCATTTTTTACATACATATAAATATTCTTCCAAAGTCGGTATTTTCAGATTTGGATAAAGTGAAATATTGTTACCCGCATCTATTGTTAAACTTTTTAATTCTGCAAGTGTTTTATCTGATACTTTACCAGTTCCATTTGTCATTCTATCTACTGTGTCATCATGGTGTAATACCCAAACTCCATCTTTTGAAGTATAAATATCACAGTCGACCCCCCAAAATCCTAATTCTCCAGCTAATTCATATGAAGGTAAAGTATTTTCTGGTGCTATTAAACTTGCACCCCTATGACCTATATATTTAACTTTACCTATTGGATTTTGGCTTTGAACATAATTCACACTATCTGCCAAGTCCGCAGTAACATTATCAATTCTATTACTATTACTCTGAACTCTCAAATCTACATTATCAACCTTATTCTGTATTTCACTCTTAGCCTTGACTAAATCTTCTAATGTTGTACGACTGTTTAAAGGTGCCTTAATACTAACCGTGGGCTGTGTACTATCTTTAGTTGTTTTGTATGCGTACCAAATCAAGTCTCCCTCAACTGCATATGTACTGGTAAAACCAAGTCCATCTGCTGCAACTGTACACGTATCAGTTATATCAATTTCATAACCTGTTTCTTTATCAGTCCATATGACTGTTTCTAGTTTCTGTATCGGATTGTTTATATCAGCTATTTGTATGCCGTTTACCTCGTCATAGAAATCAAAGTCATGTACGATACCTGTTTCAACGATTATTGTACCATTTGGATAGCTGTCAAGGTGTCCGACAACAGTTGCAGGCCGCACAACGGGATTCAATAATTGATAATTTAACGAAGTTGTACCAAGCCCTGTCCTTGCTGCTGATATATCAGCATAAGTACCTTTATCAACAATAATCCATAGAGTTTTATCTGTATGCCAATAATACTTACCTACGCTTGTTTCAAGGTCAATATCAGCCTGTGCTACTTCTATAAGCTCTATACCGTTTTTATCATAGTATCTTGTCATGCCATCTGCGGCTGTTGTCCCTGCTTTCGCATCTGAAAATGCTGTAGTTTTAATAACATCTACATTAGTATAAGTTGTAGTATCAATACTGTCATAAACAGTATCGCTTATTGCAGTATCATCACTAACATTTTGCTTATGGCAATACTTGCCATTAGCATCTGCGTATAATTCATCTTTAGTGCCGTTTGGCAATGAACGCATTGGCAGGATGTTTCCGTTTTCGTCTGTGGCTTTGGTGTACATGCTACCGCCAACACCGTATTCGGAATATTCTACATCTTGATTACCTTCTGTAATCATAAGTGTATCAAGTTGTATACGAACACGATAAGGTGCACTTCCATATGACAAAAAGATGTAATCTATTGATTTTCCTGCCGTACTATTAGATTTATTTGTTTGATAAGTTGTGCTATTTACTCTACCTAAAATAGAAATGCTTCCGTCCGTGTATTTAACAACAAAATGCGCAGTACTTCCAGTCACTCTCCATGTAATGTTGAATCTGTACTGTGTATTAGGCTTGAACATTCCTTTCATAAAAGGTTTATCATGTAATCTGTGGATTGTATATTCTATCACTTCATGTCCGTTTTCTGTTGTAACATAAGCAGTATTATCATACGTTTTAACATAAGTAATAAAATCTTTTTTGTTAAATAAATTAACCGTACTTGTCAACCTTAATGCGCCAAGTGTAGATTTAGTGCCGTCAAAATAATAAGGAAACATTTTAATCAATTCATCATCTGTTTTATTTTCAAGACTGTTTTCTGTGATATCTATAAGAAAAATATTATCAAAGTAATATTTTACACCAGTACCCGTATAAGAACCTACTTTACCGTAAAGTCTAATAAGCATAGCAGGTTCAGAATATACAGTTGATATTGTACATTTAACACATGACAAACCTGCTCCAGTAACATAATTCCCATGTTGAGCATAATAATCTCCATTAGCCTCTTTATTGAAAATTGATATTCTGCCACCATTTTTTACAGATGTGATTGCAAAATATGTATGACCTACAATTGGTTTAAAATATGTTTGTTGTACATAATGCTCTGACGTAACTGTGTTTTCCGTAAATTCTAATTGTCCATTAATAACTGCAATACTACCTTGTGAGGCTAACCAACCTGTAGAATCATTTTCAAAACTGCCATTTTGTATTAAATTAGTTATTGTATTCCCTTTAATACTTTCTACGCTAATTTGTCCTTTCTCAACGGTAGAAGGGAAACTGTGGATTGACGATGTGAATTCTTCTGTGAGGTATGCATGATTGAATACTTCTTCTTCTATTTCTTCAAGCCTGTCTGTAGCTTGTGGGAATGACTTACCTCTTGCTATAGATGTTCTCATATTTATTACTTCTGCTTCTTCCTGTTGTGCTGTGGAAAGATTATCCCACATTGTTTGTATGTTTTCTCTTGCATTATTAGCATTATCTGCTGCTGTCTGTGCTTCTGTTGCTTTTTCTTCTGCCAATTGTGCTTTTTGATTGGCATTACTTGCAGCTTGGTTAGTGTCACTTATTGCTGTTGCTGTTTTTTGTATTAAGTCTGTTAGGATGGGATAATTAGTATCTGATACTACACCATCTCCACTGTCAAGTGCATCTCTAACTTTAAATGTAAAGTTTACACTTGTTAACCTCTCACCATCAGAGCCATAAAATTGTAATTCTGCTACAACAGTGCCAGGTACGGATATTTCGGTTGTTTTAACAAGATATGATACTTTACCGTTTGCTGCATCATCAATTGTGCATTCAGAATAAACAGGTTGCCCATCTTTTCTCTTAAATACAATAGATATTAAGCTGATATCAGATAAATCGTAAGGCTTTCTTTTTTCAACAATAGAAAAATCAAATAGATATGCTTTAGTATCGTTGCTGACTAATACATAATCCTTGTGTTCTGTAGTATGGTCATACAAATCTATAGTAATCGGTAGTATTTTAGGTTGCATTAAATCACCTCCACAAAATATAAAAAAGAGATAGATTATTCTTCTATCCCTAATTCAAGTTTTTTCTTTTCATTGTTTCCCCAATCAATACACTGCTGGACATAGTTGAGATATTTCAAATATTCAATATTTTTTTGGTCTTGTAAGCCTAACCGATGCATTTTAAACTCATCATCAACGCTGTATCGTTCTCGGATTTTTGCAACAACTTTTACATTTATTTTTTCACGCTCGGTTAGTTCAGGTTCTTTTGTCATTTCTGATATTACATTTTCAATTTTTTCTAATCTGCTCTTATTCTCTTCTGATTCTGATTTTGCATTATTTTGATATTCTTTTATTACATTAACCTCATTGGTTAACTTATTAACAATTTCATTAATTTCTTTTTTGTCAACTAGTGAATCCATTAATTTTAACCGTTGCTCAATATTTATAATGCTTTCGTTAATGCATTTCTTATGTTGTGCATTCTCTTCCAATTTCTTAGTTATTCCATTTATGCTATTTCTTATTTGCTGAATCTCATTATTAAATTCTGTTCTTATATCTTCTAAATTCATTTTTTCTTCGACCTGTTCAAGTTCTTCTACTTGTACTGCAACCGATTCAAATTTTATATCGTTATATTCTTCCTCTGTTACTTCAATTTGGTTTTCTGCAAGTGGCACATCTTCACTTATATATCCTTTCCCTACAATCTTATTCTTCCTATTCTTCTCAATGTAATACTTCATCACCACACCTCCCAATTAATCGTTAGAGATTCGGTATGTGATTCATCATCACTATTTTTTAGTACGACCTTTATTTTGTCCCCTTCAATAACGAATTGCTCTATCCCTATCCAGTTTCTAGAGCCGTATGCACCTGTATCGTCATATCGACGTGATACAAATCCATTCCACGCACTAGGAAAAGTACCATTCCATCCATAATACGCCCCAACACATTTTGTTTTTGTGTAATCTGTGCCAAAAAAAGCTATCATACTTGCATATGTAAGCATTCCATTCTTATACTTATTATTCGGTAGATTAATATATTTTGTCTTAGTTTCATAAGCATTGAATGGTTCATTATAAGTCACGCTACCGTATATCTTTTGAGCATGGGCGTACATTCCCTCCATATCTGATAATGTTTTACCTCCCACACTTTGTGCATCTCCGGTGATGCTTGCCGGCAGTTTGCTTTGTGCATTTAATTTTAATAACTTATTTGCTGCCGCTGTAGTAGACACATCAGTTGTATTTACCTTTGTATTAAGCCCATCGTCTACATATTTTTTATTTGCAGCATCATTGTTTCCAGTTGGTGAAGCAACATTTACAATCTTCTTATTATTAACATTCAAATCTTTAATGCATTCTTGTCCTACATAATATGACAATGCCTGCCCGCATACATTTGTATTTTCTCTTTCATCAAAGATTAATGCCTGACTTATACTTGTTATACCAGCATTTACATATATCTGCGCCAAACTTATTTCATATGTTTGTGCTGTTCTTGTTAAAGCAGGTGGAGACGGATTACTTGCGGTTGTTCCTTGTTTTACCATTGCACTTATTGTTCTACTGTTTACTGCGTCCAACCTTAATACAACTCTATCTATTCTATTTAATACGCTGTCCGCAGCATTTATAGTTAATACTTTATTTGAATCATTCCTATACCAATACCCTTCGATCCATGCTTCTCCGGTTGTGACTAATACAGACATAGTTGCCGGATCATTTGCTGTTACAACCAAATTGTTACCTACGCCCGGGAAATATCCATTTCGAAATATTCTTTTAAACACTTCTGCAAACTCTATTTGATTATATTGTCTTGTATCACCCGCTGTACTGCCAAAAAACCTATATTGTTCTGCCATTATCTATACACCTCCGTTAGAGTGTTTTTTCTATCTCTTTTTAAAAGACTAATTAAATCAGGATATTCTTTACCAACAACCAATCTATAATTTTCTCCTGTTGTTGTAACTTCTTCGTTTACCTCAATTATTCTGCTATCCATTGTTGCAACACCGGGATAGGCAATTGTTACAATATCGCCTATATCATAATCCTGCAAATATCTAAAAGTTGAATACGGCAATGTTTCAAATTCTAACACTGTAGTTTCTTTTAATTCTTCAAGTCTTTCATTTCCTCTCTGTTTCAATGCTTCTGCTTCTTCCAAATCTCTTGCATCAATAAACAATTCTCTCCGATTTATTCCGCTTCCTGAACCTACTATTTCTATCATTCTTTCCTCAGCTTCACCCTGACCGGCTACTATTGCCACGTTCTTTGTATCAAGCTGCGATTCTCTATAGCCTAAAACTCTTATATTGTCAAATTCAGGAGAGAAGATTACAGGAGAATTGATACTTTGACCTGCAGTAAGGTCCTTTCCTTCTAACACATCAAAGATAAATATTTTATTGTCTAGGTCAATATTCACTTCATACCCCAAACCACTTACCAAAGATAATTCTTCTAATACTTGTGCAATAGCTTGAAATCTTGCACTATACTTAACTATATTACCTCTTATTTTATTCGTTGCTATAACCAAATTTGGTATATTTCTATCAGGATTTACTGCATTTACACAGTTTATATTCACATAGTGCTTCATAACAGTTTCAGCCACATCATTTTGCACATCATATCCGCTACCAGTACTAACATTATGCAGTGCTATTCTATCTTCAAATACTCTGTCTAAACAGTTTCCTACTATGACCCAAGTTTCTGAAATCTTACCGTTCTCATCTAAACCAAGTTCCCGATGCTGAATTATTCCACCACGAAATTTTCCGTCTCTTTCATAAGCTATAATATTTCCTACTATGAGGTGTTCAGTATGATTTTTATGACGATTAATATGCAGTGTAAAACTGTCATACTTTCGATACCTTCGTGTCCAAGAGAAATACTCATAATCATCAATTTCTGCAAGAAATTTAAAATCACTATCAAAAATTTTAAGAGGCCTCATACTTACACCCCCAAATATCTATTACGGAAACGTACAACAGCATTACTTTCTGCGGTTGTACCTGTTGCGGTATAAGATAGCACGTTATCACCTGGAATTAAGTTGAAAAATTTTGAGGTTGCAGAAACATAATGAAAAGCATTTGTTCTTGCACCGTTTGCATCTACTTTTACAACTGATTTTTGTCCAAATGCTGTATTGATTTCAAGTTTCTCATTTTCAAGTAGCTCTTGCGTAACAGTTAAACTTTCTCCAGTTGTTTCATTGTTTAAGATTGGGTTGACCATTGGACCGAATAATTCAAAAAATATAGGTGTTTTAACATCACCTTCGTTTTTTATAGTTAACTTTGTACCTACTGTGCCAAAAGACACAGAAAAAGAAAAAGGGAATTCAAAGCCACCTTCAAATGACTTCAATCCCCATATTTCTTCGTCTAATTCATACCAATACGGATCAGGACAATATAACTGTATTAAACTTGGTTGCATAGTGTCTTTAAAATCCCCTGCATGAGGGAATGTAGGAGGAAATTCAGCTATAGCTTTTATTCTTCTGGTAACATTGCCAAATTGATATTTTAGTTCTCCAAGTCCAAGTTTAGGATTAAATGCTTGTAGCAATCTATGCCTATATTCCACCATTTCATTTTCATTTTCTGCTAATATCCGCAGTTCAATAGATATCGTTCTTGGCTCTAGTGTATTATCTATGTATGTTGTTCCATCTTGGAATGGGGATTTTTGCGTTTGAACATATACATCCGTTGCTCCGGTACCTTCTATTTTAATCAAAACAAACGGAGCATCTTCACCTAAGTAGACTGACTCTCCTAAACTATTTATGAAAGTAACTGATTCCATCAACTAAACCCCCATTCCATTGCTAACTGCCTACTTATTTGCAGGTATTTTCTTCTTTCTTCTGCCGGCGAATGCGGAATCGGACTATTTATAGTGATATTTTGAGTAATGCTATTACCTTGCTTAGATAAAATATCTTTAGTTTCCTGAGCAGTATATACTCTTGAGCCTCGAGGTAGATCAATCAACTCAGGACCTTCTTCACCGACTAGAGCCCAACCTTTTTCTGAGAACATAGTGCCTTTTGCATAAGCATTAAAACCATAATTTTTCTTCTGATTTTTAATCCAATCATCAACTACATCATCACTATAACCAAAATCTCTTAGTATATCAGCACCTTCATAAATCTCCTTTAATACAGCTGCCCTTTGTGGTGCAGTTCCACCTGCACGAGGATCTCGCCCTTGTCTCAAAACTCCTTTTTCATCCATATAATACATAGATTGCTCTTGTAGCGCTTTAGTAGTTTCTTTAACCTTTTGTCCCAATTGTTCTTGCTGTAATTGCAATTCCAAAAGTGCATCTTTATATTTCAATGCTTCTTCACTTGCTGCGCCGTATACTATTACCGCTTCCTCGTATAATGCCTTAGCATTCTCAATAACAGGATTTAAGCTCTCCTGCTGTTCTTTTAGCAACCTTATTTTTTCTGTAAGTCCTTCTGTACTATCTTCAAGAGTATTGGTTGACAATAACCACAACTGATATTCTTTTTGTGCAATAGAAGTAGTAACACTTAAATGTTCTTGAGCTTTTTTGAAACCTTCTAATAAGTTATTAAAATTTACTGTTGCAATGGCTTCTTTAGTGTCATTTATTCTATTTGTCAGTTCTTGCTGTTCTATTTGAAGTGATATTAAATTATTTTGATATTTTAAAGCCTCAGGAGAATTAGCACCATACTCATAGGTAATATCATTTAAAGCCTGCTGTGTTACTGCTATTTGGTTAGATAACTCTGCAAATTCTGCTTGTTGAGCTGATAATTGTTTGTTTAGATATTCCGCAGAACCTGCCAATTCTTCATTTTGAGATGCCCATAATTTAAAATCATTCTTGATTTTTTCAACTGCATTAATTGAAAAATCCATAGCCTTGCTTAATGCATTTCCGATTATTTGAGCCATATCAATCATAGCGTTCTTAGGATCATCTGCATGTTTTCTAATACCTTCAGCAAGACCTTCATCAATATATCTTCCGTATTCCATCATGACTCTTGAAGGAGAATGCATATCAAATTGGACTCCAAAACGTTCCTGCATGTCCTTTGCCAATTGTTCCATAGTTTTTTCTGCTTCTCTTTGTCTTTGCTTTATTCCTTCTTCAACACCTTCTACTATACTTCTACCAGCAGGTGTATACTGGGAGCCTGAAAAATTAAGGTTAAAGCCTTTTTTAAACCATTCCCATAATACTTGCCATTTCTTTTTTACTTCTCCTGTCATCCAATCTACCCAGTAAACATATTCACCGGCTTGGGCTTTAGCTTCTTGGACAATATCAAAATGTATATCTTCCGCATACTTTACTGTTTCATCACGCTGTCTCTCTGCTGCAGCTTTCACTTCATCCGCCATTCTTTCAGCTTCTTCTCCTCCTGCTGCTCTTAACTGAGCAGCCCATTTGAGACGTTTATTATATTCTTCTTCAGCCTCTGCGATAGTTTTATTTTTTTGTTCTATGCTCGCTTTAACAATATCTGCTGCTTGCTGAGCAGCTAATTTACCACTACCTGATTTAAGCCTTTCCATAATAGCTAATTGTTCAGATTCTGACTCTGATAATGTTCTAATAGCTGTCTCACGCATATTCTCTTGTATAGTGGTTATTTCCTGTAGCTCTTCTTGTTTTAATTCTCTATTCTCTTTACTTGCATTTTGCAATATTTCTAATATTCTTTTAGTACCTTCATCAGTTTTCTTAATCTGGTCATCATAAGATTTTACAGTCATTTCTACTAATTTTTGTTTCTGCTCAGCTGTCATAGTAAGAGAATTTGAAAATAGATCACCTAATTCTTTTAAAGCTTCTTCTTTTTGTGTGTTTAATTCACTAACAATTTGTGATCTCATTTGATTAAAATTACCGCCAATTTGTTGAACCATATCGGATGTAACAGTTTGGCCACCCCAATGCAATTGTTTTAAGGAAGACATTGCTTCGTCTTCTAATTCTAAGAATGCACTGACAGCTTGTTTAGTTGATTTTGAAACTTCATCGCCAAACAATTGTACTTGAGGTATAGCGTCTTGAGATAAATGATAACCTAATGCAACTGCTCCTGCTGTAGCTGCAGTTATGCCAAGTGCCCATGGATTTAATAAAGTTGCACCCAATTTAGCAGCAGCACCTGCAGTTCCTATACCACTAGCCATAGTTCCTGTAGCAGCTGCCGCTACTGTAGAAGCTGATGATAAATTACCAAGTAGTCCAACTATCCCACTTATGCCTTGCGTTAGCTTACTTGCTACTTTTATAGTAGGTCCAGCCGCTGCAGCTAATGCTGCCATTTTTACTATAGTCTCTTGAGTTGAAGGATTCAGATTACTAAACCATTCAGCTGCATTCTTGACCATCTCTGCGAGTTTAACAAGATGAGGTACTACAAGGTCACCAATAACAATTCCCGCCTCTGTTAAATAGTTTTTAGCTATTTGAATTTGACTTGCAGTAGTCTTATATCGTTGTTCCGCTTCTTTGGTAAGTGCTGTATTTTCTTCCCAGGCTCTAGTGCCAATTTCTAGAGATTCGGAAAATACATTACTTGCACCTGCTGCTCTTAGTAATGCGTCTCTAAGCCGTACTTCCTTTATTTCCATATCGTCAAGGATTTTAATTGATGACAACCCTCGTTTCTCGGCGTCTCCCAACCCCTTGATAAAAGCAATAATAGCACTCGCAGCATCTTCTTTGAATGCCTTTGCAAAATCCTTAGAGCTCATTCCTGCAACTTTGGCAAATTCTCTAAGCCTTCCACTGTTTGTTTCAACAGCCAGCTGCATATCTATCATAACTTTTGAAAATGCAGAACCACCCGCTTCCGCTTCAATACCAACAGAGCTTAGAGCACCGGCAAATGATAAAATCTGTGCTTCTGTAAGGCCTATTTGGCTACCCGCTCCAGCAAGTCTTAATCCCATGGCTACGATTTCAGCCTCTGTAGTAGCAAGGTTATTCCCCAAATCAACAATAGTAGAACCCAATCTATCAAAATCTTGTTGCGACATTTGAGTTATATTTGCAAATCTTGCTAATGCAGTAGCCGCTTCATCAGCTGATAAATTTGTGGCTTCTCCTAAATCAATCATTACCCTAGTAAAATCTAATATATTTTCTGTTTCTATTCCTAATTGCCCTGCTGCTTCCGCTACCTCTGCAATAGCTGTCGCACTTGCGGGAATTTCTTTAGACATATCCATTATGCCTTTTTCAAGTCTTGCAAAATCTTTTTCACTTGCGTCTACTGTTTTTCGCACACCTGCAAAAGCACTTTCGAAATCTATTGCCGCCTTAACCGACAAACCCCCCATAGCAGTTACCGGGACAGTAACATATTTGGTTAACTTTTCTCCTGCTTTTTCTACATTTTTACCTGCCTTGCTTAGGTTCTCGGTAAAAGTTTTCATTTGCCTTTCTGCTTCTTTTAAGCCCTGTTCATACTTCCCAGTATCCAGTATTAATTGACTATATACACTACCTGCATCTATTGCCAATCTATATCACCTACCTTTTTAAGGTATTAAAAAAGACACCCTTTTGGATGTCTTAATACATTTCCAGTTTGTTATTTCTGTTTTATAAACTCTTGTATAAGTACGTCATTCTTTAACTCTTCAGAAGGCTCACTCATTTGCTCTATAAATTTTGGCTTTATTCTAACTGCCTTCACATCAAAAAATACAGGTTCTTTAGATACTGCTGATACTTCACCATAAACTGTCAGGTATTCACCATTGTAAGGTTTGTAATTTACTGTATTTTGCACCATGTTTATAGAATATTCTCCATCCACTACATTTAAAATTCTAATGTCATCGCCATCTTTATACTTATCAGTAAGCCAAACTATGCCTTCAATTCTTACAAATTCACCATTGTAGATATCAAAATTATTTACAATTTCACTATGCTTAATATATCTTGCATCCGTTTTATTAAATGTTGTAAAACCTGTAAAAGTTGAAGCACCTTCTATAATAAGCAAAACTAAAAATACACATAAAAATATTACTGGTGTTGTCTTAGGCTTATTTTTAATAATGTTTCTAATTAAAAATATTAAAGAAATTATACCTCCTAAAGAAAACCATATCAAAGACATAAAATATCCCTCCAATTATATATTTAGGGATATTATACCATACTTAACCATGTTTTTGTATAAAATCCATTAAATCTTTATTGGATTTCTTTTTGTCATCTTTCCAGCGGATCCTGTTCCAATTTATATGCCCTTTATCATCCGTTGCTTGTACTTCCAAATACAAAGCAACTTCATCAAAGCAATAAGCTAAATAATCATTGTCAATATTCATTATCTCACTCGGCCTTTTGTTGTACCTCTTGGCCATTATTATCACTTGTGCCATCTCCTTTGTCTGTACGAAAGGAGTCTAACTGCCCTACCATTCCTATTGCCCAATTAAAGACTGCATTCATCTGAGCGTCAGTCATAATATCTTTAAATTCATTATAGGTAGGATTCACCATACATGCCATACAATATAATTCTATCATTTTGGCTGTCTTAGTTAAAAGTGCTTCTTGGCTTTCTTTATTATTAGAATTTGTTCTTTCCCCCATCACCATGGTACTCGCTATATTAAGCAAATGATTCGGTATTTTCCCTTGAGCTGCCATAGTTAATAATCTTGGCTTTTGTACTTTAATTTTAATCGTTCCTTTATTATCAAAGTCAGGTATATCAATAGTTTTTACTGCCATTTCTCTTAATTGTTCAATATTTAAAATATCGCTCATAATCCATACCTCCTATACTAAAAATAAAGCTACCTGCAATTAAGCAGGCAGCTCATCTAATATTTCAAATTCTACAGGACTTTCACCTTGTTTTGGTCGGCTTTTTGCAGTAAGCTCCGGTGCAAAGAACTGTCCGTTCTGCAAAGAGTAATTTACCGGAGTACCTTTACAATGCTTATAACTGAATTTAACATAAGACTTAGTTTCACCATCAGCGTCTTTCTCTTCAGTATATATGTGCATAGTAAAAGGTGTTCTTTGTACCGGTGAACCTACAACAGGAGCCGAATATTTTTGATTAGCCTCATCCCAAGTACCACCATCAATTAAAGCTAAAACTTCTGGCACCATTGTAACTGCTACAAGTCTAATATCATAACCTTTTACAATGTCCTCTGTTTTATTTTGAGCTTTTATGGTATTCTTAACCCTTAATTCCTGCTCTTCTCCTTCAGAAACAAAAGCAGTTACATCTGCTTCGCTTGCTACATCAGTAAGCCTGTACTGCTTTGGGATTTCTTCTTCTGTCTCAATCTCTACCCTTGCGATATTAGCCAATGGAAATTCCGTTACATTTTCAAATGCCATTATTATCCCTCCAATTTTTTAATAATTTGATACTCTATACTTGTTGTATAGGCTTTTTTCTCATCATCAGTAATCACAGGTGTTTCATTACCTGTTTTTCTAAGGAACGTGAGCTCCTTCATTGCTGACCGTATTTCTTTCATATAAGGTTCTACTGCTACATAACTGTTAATTGGTACAAAGAGAATAATATCTACTAACCTATAACCCACTTTATTGGAATTAAAATACGGTACTTGTGTGTTTTCTTTTACTACACAATGCCTTTCATTACATAATCCCTTATGTTGCCCTGGTGCATATGGATTAAGTCCTTTCTCTCTCAATTTATCAAATATTACTTTCCACATTTACTTCACCAACTTTTGATAGCCTTTAATAATTGAAGGTGCGTTTTTGTCTATCGTAGGTTTTAAAATAGCGTATTTTTTCTCATGAGCCAACTCCAGGTATACTGAATAATCCATATTTCCGCTTAGTGTTATTACAGCATTATCCCCTTGCCATCCAAAATCGCCACGAATAGAGTTTCTTGCATTACCTGTTCTATCAGTCCATGGCGCATCTCTTTTAGCTTCACCTTCCATTTTCTTTGCTGCAGTATCACCATATGCACCTATAGCAGCTCTAACTATTTTTCCTGCCCTCTGTGGATTAAAATTATTCTTTATTCTTATACTCATTCTATCACTTCCAATTCTATCTGCTTGCAAATATCCATATATGAATTTATGTGTAGAACCTTATATGTTTTTCCCCCATGCTTAAATGTATCACCTTCTTGAATATCTGCATCAGCTTTTGCAAGTATCTTTGTAATTTGGACTCCTGTATAGGTAGTTCCATAATCAGTTACTACTTCTCTTCGTGCTTTTCTCTCATAGAAAGTTACTACCTCAGTTACATCTATTTCCTCTATAATAGTTCCACCATAACCATCATCAGTTTCTTTTTTTCTTTTAATCGTTATGTTAGCAGGATTAGAGTTTATAAGCTTTTCAATATATTTTTTATAATATTTAGTATTCATCTGCTCTCACCGTAACCCCTGTCCTGTTGGACCTATATTTGCTTGCTAACATTAGAAAATGATTTCTAGGTGAAGGAATGGTTATATCTCCAAGCTTCATTTCTTCTATTCCTGCCTTTATTAAGCATAAATCTCTAGCAATGCTTTTTAAGGTAATATCTTCTTCTTTGTCTATTTGCTCAATTCTTGCTTGTAAATATTCATCGTCAAAGTATGGATAGTTTTCTTCATCTATCATTTGTTCCAATTTTTCTAATTTTTCTAAATCAGTCATATTATTCACCTGCCAATGCAGCAATTAATTCATCCTTTTTCATCTTGTCATAACCTTCGATACCCTTTTCTTTTGCTATTTGTCTTAATTCATCTGCTTTTAAACTGTTTAAATCTATATCTGCCTCAACTTCGTTTTCTTCTTTGTATGGTTTATATCCTAATTGTTTATAAACCACTTTATATGCCTTTTCTGTTGCGCTTATAATATCTCCATCTTTGATAAATTGTTTTAACATTTCATCACTCCTTTCAAAAAACAAAGGATAGGAGATACCCCCTATCCTTCAACCTTAGGTACTAATGCAGCAAAGGCATCCTCTTTCAATGTCATAAATGCTATGTGCATGGTTGCCCTTAATGCAAACATATCTCTTTCAAATAAATTAATTGGATTTCCTTCTTCATCAACTATTGTAGTTAAAGTTGCATCTTCAGAAATAGCATATTCTATTCCTTGTAATACTCCGTATCTAGCATAATCCCAATCTCCAGTTAATAGATGTGCTTTATCATAATCCCAGCTCTTGCCATCAGCAAATCCAATAGGTAAGCCTAAAGCCTGAGCTGTCGCTCCTTGCCTTGCATCATTAAAAATTGGTAGATTATTAGTATCTACTGCTCCTCTTAAATCCTTTCTAAATCTTCTAGTAGTAGTAAAACCATTTGGATCATTGTCACCATCTTCTACTAATGCTAGTAGATCATTTAAGTCAAGGTATAGATTTTCTCTAGTGCCATACTGTATAGTGTTTCCACTTGCTGTTATTCTCTCCCATACAGATGTTCCTACAGCGTATGGACTGTCATTCCCAAATAGTGCAGCTTGGTCAAATTTAGTGTAAAAAGCTTCTGCTATTGCTGATTTCATTTCATTAAAGAAGTTAGTAACTGTATATCTCAAAAATTCTTTAGATACTGGTATGATTACCCCTAGTTTTTTAGCTTCCATCTCTGCTTGCAACCACGTAGCTTTACTAGTTTGAATTCTTTCGGTTTCACTTACCCAGTAAGCTCCTGGTCCTTCTGCTAAGTAAGTAAACACTTTCTTTGGCTTGTTCATTACTTCTGGTTTTGCTAATTGTGCAACAACTGAACCTGTTACAAATTCAGTTAAAATTAATTCTCCCTGTTCTTGCGGAATTTCTCCTGTTACCGCATCTTGTAACAATACATTATCTGGATCAAAAGCCATTTTACATACCTCCTATAATTTTCTTATATTTGCTTTTTCTAATATGGATTGGAAGGTGCTACTGTTCCCTTCCGTACCTTTACCTTCTCTGCCCTTAGACGAGTTTCCTAGGCTTCCACCAGTTCCAGTTGGACCTGACTCACCAAATAGGTACTCGTCTGATTCTTTAAGTGCATTAATAGCAGTTTCTAAGTCTTTGTCAATATTCTTGCTGGTTTTTAACGCCTCAATATCAAGTAATGCTTTTGCAGCCTTCACATTCTTTGCTCCGGCTTTATTAAGTGCATTCTCCAATGAATGTTCAAATTTTAAAGCTTCAATTTCTTCTTTAGCCTTTTTCTGCGCCTGTTCAAACTTAACTTTATACTCTTCAGCGGCCCTCTTAATTCCTTCAATATCCATAGTTTTATAAGATTCTATTTCTTTGTTGGCCGTCTCCAATTGCCCTTGCAAGGTTTCAATCTCTTTTTTCTTTGTTTCCAACTCCTTTTCCTTGACATCCAACTCTGTCTTAAATTTTTCAATGTCTTTACCATTCTCAGCCATTATTTTGTCTATCTGTTCATCAGTAAGACCTAATTCTTTTAAAAATTCTCTTTTCATTCTGAATACCTCCTAATAATCTACGCTTTTTACGTGGTTGCTTCACGTGATTTGCCACTATATCGTCATGGCTTACGAAATTAAGCAGTTTAATGCCTTACTCAGGGCATAAAAATAAGACCTTAACCCTGGTCTTAAGGGAGATACTAGGATCACCTCCTAAATTAAGCATAATAAAAAGCACCTACTTTTTGTATAGGTGCTTTGACTACTCTTCTTTAATTCCATACTTTTGAAGTATAGCACGTCTTTCTTCTTCTGTTGTATCAGGTTCACCTATTATATCTGTAACTCTAGCTCTAAATTTATCGTGATCAGACAAGTACTTATAAGCTATACTTCTTTGTTTACTACTTAATTTTATAAACTCATCAAAAGGCAACTTCGTATTACTCATCGTATTCCTCCATAACAATATTGTATTTATCCTCATCTTTTTTAATTTCTAACACCTTGAATTTAGCACCTCTAGGATACAATACTTCTTGCTCTTCTGAATTATATTTCGAAATATCTTTCCCTTTTTTAGAGTTTATAATAAAAATTTGAACTTGTCCATAAGGATTATAAGTTTCTCCTTTTGTTGTAGATAGATACTCATTGAATATTATTATAGCTCCAACTTCATATCCTTATTATAACTGTCTCTGACCCCTTTGAAAGCGAAATATTCTCTGTATTTATCATACCAATCATCTAATGCCGGATTATCTTCACCATCAATCCAATCTCTCAATTCTGCAGCAACTTCATCCAAAGATTTAGATATATAAGGAACCATCGTACATAATCCATTTGGATGGTCTAACGGAACATCATTAATAGGAAATATTCTACCATCTCTATCCATACATATTTGACACGTCCTGCCGTGTATCATGGCCGACTGCCATTCAATCCCCTCGACAAACGGGTTCAAATTAGCGGATTTAATACTCGCAATTTGGTAAGAATGATTTATAGCTGTTCTTGCTAATCTCTGGGCGTTATAATCAATTTTAGTATTCCTCATATTTGGGTAAACTTTACCCCAGCTCCAAGGTCTCCTTGCTGGATCTTCAACAAATTTTTCTAAATCTCTAGCCAACTCCAATGCAGATTTCTTTTCCAAGATACCTCTACTGACCACATATTGAATATCACCTTTAAACTTATTAGTTGCATCCCATATTCTCCTGCTTAAGGTTTTATTATCATAGTATATGCTACCTGAAATAATATCCTCTATAACACCTTTTTGCACTTGTGAGAACATAGTTACAAAATGGTCTCCAGGATCTATTCCTGCAACATCAAATATTTGACTCATGATTAACTGTTCTGCTTCTGTGCCTAATTTAGCAGCTTTATTTATAGATACTTTAACACTTGCATTGATTTTTTTGGCTAGTTCATTTTTCGCTTTAGTAAGTTCTTTTTGATAATCTAACACCCATCTTTTTGTAAGACTCTTATCTTTTGCACTAGCAGCTTTACTTGCTAAATTACTAATTGCATATTCATAAAGATTTAAAATTTCCTTTTGCTGCTCCAATGTTAGCTTAGACACTTTCTTCCTAACCGCTAAAGCATATTTTACATATTCACTCATAAAATATCACCTACTCTTCAAGATTGTTCATTAAGTCTTGAGTGTAGGTGTCCTGTAATAACGCTTTTTCCTTCTGTATCTGCTCAAGTTCTGCATCTATATCCTCATATTCGCCCCATTTCCTCATATAAGACTGTCTACTTCTCACTTCTGCAGTAACTTCATCCATATCAACACGTTTTTGCTCAAGCTCATCTTCAGGGATTGGATAGTATTTTTCTATGTTAAGAGTAGTCTCATATCTTGCTATCTCTCTTGCTCCGTACAGATTATATATATCCACCATCTTGAAAATGTAATCAATCATTTGTTCCAATGCAGGACCCCATTCTGCCCAATCCTCATCACATGCAGCCATCAATCCCCAGTAAAGAGCTTTCATAGATTTCCCTGACTGCATTAATCCTTTTAACTGTTCAAGTGATACGTTAGGCACATCTAGAGTATCATACATATCATTTTTTATTCTATTTACTGTATCTTCAAATTTATCTTTGTAGCTGAATTTACTTTCTAATCTCTCAACTTTAGCTTGTTTGTTAGCATTAGGATTAGATTGTTCAGTTTGCAGGTCTATCATTGCCCCTGGAGCAATTTTAATATTTTTAAGTGAATCCTCTGAGGCATCTGTGAATACATCTTGCCCAAACATCTGGAACTTAAGAGCATCTATATCATCAGAAGTTAATCTATTATAAGCATCTTGATTGGACCATAATCTTTTTACATCACTTATTCCTTCTGTTTCTCCTGTAAGACCACCATTCTGTATTATTATGACTGGTATAAAATCTAGTCCTGTGTTATAGTCTTGATATTCTATGCTGACAATATTACCTCTGCCATCATGAGTGGATTCATTTAAAATACATCTGTCATTGACTAATTCCCATACCTGTTTTTTTATTCTTTGCTTTATCGGATCTTCTGCATTGTTCATGGCATATAAAAAGACCACTTTTTCAAGTTGGTCTACGTCATCAAGATTAAATTGCGGGAAAAACTCTATTGCAGGACTAAATATTATCCTTAATCCCACATCTTTATGCCCCCATAATTTTATAGCAATCTTTCCGCCTATGCTGCAGTCTTTTCGTGCTTTAAGTAATTTGCTATGAAATTTGTTTTCTTTTAGGATTCTATATAATAAATCCTCTTTTGCCTGTGCTTGGTCTTGATAAGTAGTAGAGCCTTCAGCATCTTTGTTTATAGGCCTTATATCAAAATAAGGTTCTCTTCCAAACATAAAACGTGCACGTGTATCAATTAACTTTTTGATTATATTTGTAATTTTCTTAGTAGGTTCATAGTCTAAATCCTTATTCGTTGGCCATTCTTGTTGTCCATCATAAATGGAATAACATTTGATAATCTCACTTACCCTTGCTAATTGGTCACCATAGACTCCTTCTAATTCTGATTTCAGTAACTCATTGTAATTAACCAACTTATCTTGCCCCCTTTCCACTGTAGTTTCGTTTCCTAATGCTTATTTTATTATTCATAATCTCCGCCACCCCTGTAGTTGCATCCTGTGCATCATCATGTTTGTTTTTACCTTCTCTTTGATACGTTGTCATTGATTTATAATATTCTGGCCATCTATCTCGCCAATTTATCGGAAAATAGATATGGTCCATTACCCATGTAGCATTGGATAATATTCTAGCTTTTTTATTCTGTGATTGATGGAACCAAATAATTTTAGTCATGTTAATATTAAATTTTTCTTTCAATATCCTCTCTACTTGTCGAGCAAATCCTCTACCACCATTGTTAGACTCTATATAAGCTAAATTTACATTGTTTTCATATAATCTCTTTGCAGTTTCAGGCTCTGTAATCTCCATAGGCTCTTTTGTGTAATACACATCCAAGACGTAGGCCTCTTTGTTATAAATTCCAAATATCATACTGCATAAATAATCGTCACCCTCATCTGCAGTATCGGTATATGAATAAATACCTTCAAATAACGAATTACCTTCCTCATCTCTTGGAATATCTGCGTATGTTTTAAATGAATTGTACAGCCTTCCTTTTATATCAATTGGCTCTTGTTGATAGTTGGCACTTGCTATATCCTCACCCATAGCTCTTACTTTCATTTCGTAACTTTCTTTTGATAAGATTTCGTCACATAGCATAGTCCCATCATCTTGTAGGGCTTTCATGCATATATGTCTTATTTTCTTTTTCTCTTCTTTGAAATGCTCCAAAGCTCTCCCTGCTAAATCACCAGTTGCCCATCTAGTCATTATTATGATGATTTTTCCACCTTCTTCGAGTCTGGATAGCATTGTATTAGTAAACCATTCCCAATGCTTTTCAAGTGTATTTTCATTATAGGCTTCTTCGCTATTCTTAATTAAGTCATCTATAATCATTAAAGTACATCCAAATCCTGTAGCGGTTCCAGTAGGAGAAGTAGCAAGGTAGTTATTATATCCACCTTCTAAGGACCACAAATTCATTGCTGCATCCCCTTGCTTTATACGAACATGAGGGAATATATCTGAATATACTACTTTTTCTTCATCAGCTTTGACTTCCTGGATACCATTTCTAACATTCTTTGAGAATACGGTTGATAAAGTTTCATTATACGATCCTGTCATGATCTTTTCTTGCTGGTTCTTTCCTAGCACCCATTGAGCAAATAGTCCTGCGGTTCTTGATTTACCATGTCTTGGTGGCATATTGACAATAAGAACTTCATCATCACCTTCATAAAAGGCTTGAAACTCATTGCAAAGTTCTGCCAAATATTTTCTATCTTTTTTATAGAAGTCAGGTGCTCTTAAATTGCAGTATGAA